TCTTCCTGTACTGGGTCTACTATTCCATTTTCTATATCAGCAGCTTCGATATTTTGCACTGCCTTTTGTGTGTCTTCTTCAGACATACCCTGACCAGAGATTCCTATCTCTAGCGTAGGTTCAAATTCTTCATTCATAGTTACCACGGTAATTATAGCCTAAGAAAAGGCTAGTAATCCGCAGTTACTGGTCCTTTCTCATTAAGCCTTTTTTGTTATAAATAGAAGTTTTTACGTTCTGTTCACCCTGTCCTTCGTCTTCGAGTCTAGCTCTTGTTATACGAGAACGTGTAGGGAATTTGTAAATAAGATTTAATATTTTATCGTTTTTTGTATTTTCTTTAGGTTTATCTTTTACCTCTTCTCCATAAAATTGAAGCTGTGAGTTAGCTAAGTCAATAGGATTAACTCCCATTCTTATAGCTAGGTCACGATAATAGTCTGGAATATCTCTAGATTGTTTTAATGGAGTTTTACTCCACAGTATTAACTCTCTTTGTGCTTCTCTATCAGCGTTAATTTTCTGCTTTCTCCACTGACCATTAGCAGATTGTTTCATACCATTCTGAATACTTCTACTATATGTATTATCTGAGGGGTCAGTGTCAATTTTCATCATCATATCAACAGCTCTCTCGTCGTTCAATATTTCTTCTACAGCTCTTCTACCAGCTCTCATACCATCTTCAGGTCTACCTACAATCTGACCATCTCGAACAGTAGCTTGCTTGTAAGCGTTATTAAATACTTCTTCAAAGTTAGCGTATAAATTTAGCCACTCTACTGAAGCAGTTTCTGTGCTTCCAAACGTATCTCCTGTTCCTCGATCAGTGTATGCCTTTAGATATTTAGCTGCTGAATCATGTAGATCTGTTCCCGGTACAAGTGCACCTGTAGTAAGTATTTTATCTTTGTATTTGTTAAAGACTTCAGTGCTTACATTTTCCATCTCAAAATCATACACACCACCTTGGTAGCGTATAGATTGTGCAATCATATCTTCTGCAACATCGTCAGGTAAGTGACCTTTTAAAGCATCTGATAATTCTATAGGTACATATCCGTCATACTTTTCTTTGTACATAGCGTACATCTGTGCCTTTTGCTCGTTAGTAGGAGCTTTAATACTTTGTATAACATTCAAGTCAGCAGCTATACTTGCTTCTTTTTTGTCTTCTCTAGCAGCAGCACCTTGCTTAGCAGCGTCAGCTAGTTCTCCTTCTAAACCACTCCATTCCTTCCAAGAACCCATAGTCTTGGTAGAACCATCACGAGCTGTTATTTCGTGATTAACTATAGACATAGCTTCAGTGTAGGAGATAGCGTCTTGCTCAACTAAACTAATTAAGTTTTCTTTAAATGCTCTTCTACCAGCACCTATAGTTGTTCTGTTTCTAGCTGCATATCTAGCAGCCCAGTCATGTGCAAGTTGGTGTCCGTCGTCTGGATTAGCAGTAACGAAACCCATCTGTATCATTCTACTGTCAGAGTTTGCTACCTCTGTTTGATAGTTTTCTTCTCTAGCTATAGCTTGTTTCTTTCGCCTAGCCTCATCAAACTTATCTATTTCTGGTTTGACAACAGTAGCTACAAGAGCTGGATTTAATCCTGCAAATTGTTTAGCATATTCAAATTTAATCTTAGTGTCTAAAGCTGCTTGTTCTTGTGGACTAAGATTATCCATATGACCAACAGAAACTTGTTGACCATTTCTAAATACATCTATCTTTGTAGTTTCGTAAGCTTGATAAACATACTGATCGTAGTCTTTAGCTTTCTGTAAAGCATACTGTTCTGCAACCATATACTTTTCCCAGCCAGCCATCTTACGAAATTCTTGAGCGGTGATACTGTCACCGGTTTCGGCTTCGTACTTAGATGCAAATTCTTGTGTAGCTAGATCGTCTTCAAATAGTTGATCTCTTTCACCACGGAACTGTGCTTCTAGTTCTGGACTAACACCTCTAGTAAGAATGTCTAAAGAAATTTCTGCTTCTCTATCAGCTCTAAATTTCTCTTGTCTTTTCTTAATAACATCACCAATAGTAGTAGAAAGGGTTGATAACCCTTCCCACATTTTTTGTTGGTTTCTTAGTTTGTCTTCTTCTACCTGTTTTAGTTGTTGAAAATATTTCTCTTCACTAGCTTGTATTTCTCTGTCAGATTTTTCTTGTTCGGGAATTATGTCCACGATTTGTTCAGGGGTTACTGACTGACCCGTAATATTATATTGTGGAATCATAATTAATAACTCTGCATAAAGTTAAATCTACTCTGTACCTGTTGAGGACTGTTATATACATAACCGGTAGAACCGACAGGACTTGATGGGGTAACGCTAGTCTGCTGCATGTTGTTGTTCAGACCGTTACCTTTTCCAGACATACCTCCTATACCTTCTCCTATTGCATTTGCCATACCCATCATTAATGTTAAACCTACGTTCTCCATCTGAGGTGGTGGCGGTGCAAAGTCTGGTATTGGTTGTATAGCCACCTTACTGAACGACTTATTAAGTTGTCCTTTAAGATTTCTATTGACATCAGCCATAGCTTCTTTACCTTGGTACTGAGCTGTAGCTAAAGCTCTAGATCTCATAGCTTGACCTATGCCAAATTGACCTTGGTTCATAACTAACTGTCTAGCGACTGATCTACCTCTAACTCCACGCTCGGCTGCTGATACTTCTATAGCTCCTTCGTTGGCTAACATCTTTTTAAAATCATCTTGATTCTGTAAGATAGCCATTGATCTTGCATTATTTAATTGTATTTGTGTTCTTGTATAAGCACGTTGAGCTGCAATATTTGCTAGATCAACTTCCTGCTCAAACTGTACTTGCTTTGATTGGTAAGTACTTCTTGTTTGCATCCACTTACGTTCTCTGACTTTAAGTTGATGCTTATACATTTTACGCTTATGAGCGTTATTTGCGGACGCTTGGGCTGCTCCGCCTATTGCGGATACTGCTGGTCCTATCGCTGCTGGACTGCACACGGGCAAACTCGATAAAGGATAAATTGTTTGGTCCGTAGGTAAATTTCCTTAGAAACTTAAAACCTAAAAACCTAAGTAACTTGATATGGACTTTGTTCCTTGCGTCAACAAAGTTCCACAGTAACTTTTCTGTTCTTGCGTTCACATACCGTCTTGCTTCACGAGCAAAGGTATGAGGATAGTCGTAGATAGCTGGGGTGCAAAGCATCCAGATTTGTCCATTAGGATGGACTCCTGCCATGCCTGCTATCTCGCCATTTGGCACTTCAAAATAGACTGAATCGCAGTTTTGAAATCCTACGATCAGTGCGTTTAAAGGGTCATGTCCATGACCTTCTGTAACCTCCCGATAATCATCGGGTAATAAATTAGAAGCCACCTTCATGGCAGCTTCCAATGTTGCTGTGTGGATGTATTTAGACACGTTGATAATTCTTAGTGTTGTAAACTCCTTCCCATGTTAATGTATGGAAATTAGCAGGAGTTGGGTGTGTAGATTTGACAGTTAAACTAACGTTTATATTTCTGTCGTAAATAGGAACTGTTCTTAATTTATTATCATCTAAAGTAATCGCAGAGTTAGCCGAGTAAAGGTTAGCCGGTGTGACTTCAAATAACTCAGTGTAATCTGTACGACCTGTTCTAGATAAAACAGTTTCGTAAATACCAATTGGACCAAACCCTAACTTTACTCTATGTAAAATAGTGTCAGATCTTGTGTCAGCTCTAAACTTTTGCTGTGACTGAGTTACATAGTATATGGTTGGTAAGGTAATAGACATAGTATATAGGTAACCTATGTAAAAATCTTGTCCTGTCCAATCACCATTTATTTCTAGATTAGAACCATTAACTGTAACTAACGCATAGTTACCAATAGCTAATGGTGGATTAGCAGGGTCATCTATATCATATGCTGCTATCTGACCTACACCATTTAAACCACTTGGTTTTGGAAATGTAGTTTTACCATTACTATAAGCACTAGACGCTAAAGATGATACTGGCATTAAGTAATCCATGTGGACTCTATCTTCGCCTAAAGCTACAGTATTATCATCCATTCTTATATTAAATTTCAATAACTCTCGTTGACTGCCGTTTTCAAGTACTACAAACAACGCATCGTCTTGCATACAATGGTACTTAATAGTTCCCGGTAAAGTCCACTTAAACCAAGAAGCTAGTTTTCTTTCTGTAATCTGATCGAAATACCTGTACCCATACAAGGTCGAAGTGCTGTCTTCACTAAATAATATTATTGAGTTTTCTCTAGAATTACTTATTAATTTTAAATCATTCTCAAATAACTTAGCTACTACTGCACTCTGTTCAATAACTTGAGGTTCTCCCTCTCGTTGTATCTGTGCCATCTCAAAGAATCTGGAATGTTTACCAGCATTATCTAAGAAACCGACTGTAGTACCAAGAGAGATAGGGTTAGTTGCAAAGTTAAAGTTGTAAGTAGAAAGAGCATTGATCTTAGCGGTGGTAGGGCTGAATGTGTCACTATCAGTAGTGAGCATGAATTGCTGGTTTTTAGAAAACAACAGTAAACCTGTGTTTACTTGTATGCCATCAAATAATATTGCTGGATATTCTGAACTAGCTGCTATATCTATAGGGTCACTAGCTATTAACTGTATAGCTGACTTAGCAAAGAAATTAGTAAAGTCTCCGGGACGGGTCATTACTATATTTTCATCGGCAAGTATTGCAAACCTATTTCTAAAGAACAGCATTTTGTTTATGTTCTTACCTATAAAGGATGGCTCTGGGTTTGTGACATCATCACCAACTAAAGCATCATCCCACTGTGGAACTGCTGGCTGTACTACACCACCAATACTATAAGTAGAACCATCTAATTCAGATAGTCTAAAGTTACCGTCAGCAGTTCTTATCAGAACAACTGGCATCTTAGATCTTTTTAGTCTTATTGTTCTCCCGGGTTTAGCACACTCTTCCCATGTACCCTCACCATCTTTATCGTTGTTACCGAAGAATTTAACATAATGGTTATCTTCATCAGCAACACTATTAATAACCTCTACAACCATCCCGTGCTTGCACTGAGAGGGGAGATCACCAACATCGTTAACTTTACTAGCAACAACATTTAACAGCTCTCCTACGGGCGTAGAGGCGTTGAATACGGAAGTTCTCTTTACATGTAGTCCTGTACCAATTGATGTTATATCTGCATTGGTAAAATTACCACTAGCTATTAGCTCAGCTCTTATATCACCAAGGATACCTTCAGCAGTAATTGTTGTTTCAGTATCAAATGGTGTTGGTTGTGGTCTAGCTAGAGCAAGGTTTGCCTGTACGATAGATTCACTAGATTCTTCTATAATTACTTTATAGTAAGCATCTTTCATAAATACATAGAAGTAATCACCTTCTCTCCAACCTTCTCCACCATGTAGTAGATCGTATGTAGTTGTATATCTTGCTTGATATGTTGTAGTCTGGCTAGTTCCAGAACCTTCTGTGTAAGGTACGGACTGACCAGTTGTAGCTATACGGAAGTATAAATTTTTTCTGCCAGTTTGACTGCCTTGGTTAGATGAGTTAAATATATTAACTGTGTAGCTGTAGTTAGTATCTGACTGACTACCGTTAGCTAGAGTTCCACCCGGAGCTCCTTCGTCAGTAAGTGTATCTCCTGAACTAACACTAAAAATTCTTGTACCTACGTTAGGTGCAAAAGCATCTCTACCATCACCAGCTTGTGTACCACATCTAGCATTACCACTGTTACCTCTATTAGCATGAGTTCTCATTCTAAATCCAGAGTCACAGTAGTTATTACTTGAGTTAACTAATTCTACACGTATTCTTGTAGCGGTATGAACTGTTGAAGTAGTAGTGTCATCAAATACATTTAAAGCATATTGTTTAGCATACGATAAGCTTTTTAATTCTATAAAAACTTCTTTCTGATAATTACCTAGAGGTTCAGTGAGAGTATCCATCTCCGTAGTGATGGTTCTATTATTGATATAAGTAAAATCGTTTAGAGTTAATGTCTGTATATCTTCGTCACCTGTATGGGTTAGATATGTAGAGTTACCTATTCCATCAACAACGGTCTTAGGATTACCAGTCAAGCAATCCCACATTTTAACAGTACCATCTCGTTGTATCTGACCTACATATTGTTCGTTCTCATCTCTGTAGTAATGAAACCATTTCCCATTTGATGTTGAACCTGTTAACGTTGACACAAACTTACCAGCCGGTCTCTTTAGTAAACCTTGGGTAATATCTGGGATAGCGTTAACCATGTCTTTCACCTGACCGGGAATCTTTTGCTCGTCAGGTTGTTGTGATATACCAGCATTAAGGCTATGTATAGTTTGTGTAATGTTTGCCATTATCTAATAAGTGCTTTGTAAGGTTGATAAGCTCTGTATCTACTTTCTGGAGGGAAGCCCATAAAGCTGTAATCTCCTTGTTCTGTTTCATAGTTAAGAGCATTTGCTTTAGCTTGCTCTTCTTCTAACTTAAGTAGTTTAACTAGCTCAGAGTTTGATACAAGTTGAGTAGCTGCTCTAACCGAAGCTCTAGCAATTATGTATCTTTGTATAGGTGTAGGTACATCAGTAAAAGCATAGAGAGTTACTATGTCAAAAAGATAGTCTTGTGTAAATGTATATGTCTGATGTACTAAGTCATATAGTTTACCGTTCTTCTTAGTTACATCTGTGCCTCTGTCAATCTGTCCATCACTGATGTCATATGATATTGCATCTGCTGGTATTAAGTATTCACCGTTAGAGTTAGGACTTTGCTTTACTCTATAGTGTGAATTAAAATGCCAACCAGTTGACTGTACATCTTTATTAACTTCGTCTAATAGATTTTTAACAAATGATATTTCTGGATTCTGTAGTGCGTTCCCTGTAATGTTAGTAACAGGAGCTTGTCCTATGCTACCCAAGATAGAGTTCACTGCGGATAGTTCGGTATCGGTGCTTATTTGAATAGTCATAAAAAAAAAGGGACCCGAAGGTCCCGTATAAAGTGTATAAATTAGAACGCAGAAGGAGCTGTTGCACCTACATATAGTTCTACAGCAGCAGCAGGATTTAAGTAGTCTGCACCCATAGCGAGACGTCCTAATATAACGTCACCTTGGTATACAACAGACACATCCCCTGATGTTACCTGAACTTGAGGACCAATTGCCTCGACACAACCAGCAGCTTCTTTCTGGAAAATCAAACCACATGATTTGCTTCCTACTTCAGCAGCCTGACCATAGTCATTCTTGATACCAGTCTGAGAGCCATTAGCATTCTCAAGTGCTGGTCCAATGTGTGAACCTAGGTTGGTTGGAGCTGTCTTACCAGTTGTTCCACCGTAAGCTGTACCATACTTGCCAAGGAACGGAATGTTCATTGACTTGAAGATTCTGATTCCAGCTATTTCGATTACGCCGTTACCTGACTGTAACGCAGTACCTTGAACGTCTCTGTTGATTAGTCCGTTAGTACCAGCTTCAGTTATAAGAGCGTAGTATTGGCGAGGGTTTAGCACCGCCACTCTTCCAGAGGAGCTGACTCCTTTTTCGTCAAGTGCAGCAGCAGCATCATAGAATGCTGTTACAAGATTACTTGAGTTGAAAGCGTCAGAATCATTAGTTGTTGAACCAACTCTGATCTGTGTTCCACCGGGTTCTACAAAGTTTGTCTTTGTAATTGGAGAAGCAGCTCTCGCTCCTCTTGTGATTGCTCTGAAGATGAGTCTATCATACTTCTCAGCTAATGCGTATCCAATCTTCTTGGAAATTTCTCCTCTCAACTCGAAGTGTGCGAGTG